CGCCCGGTCGCAGTCGTTGGCATATCCGAAGAGCACGCCGTAGCAGTTGTCGGGGACCTCGACGCCGTCCACGGTGACCTCGCGGATGCCGCTGCACGTAAGCTTGAGGACGGTGGCCGCGGCGTCCGCGCGGGTGACCTTGATGTTCTTGGCCCGCAGGTACATCCTGGCCCCGTTCAGGTTCCCGTCGTCCACCACGGCCAGGGCGGAGAGGGCCCCGACCTTGAGGGAGCCGGTGGCCCCGTCAACGTCCAGGTCGATGACGGGCTGAAAGGTGCGGCCGGTGTTGACGGCGATGCTTGAGATGTCGATCGGGTAGATCGAGTCCACCAGCACCAGCGTGTTGGCGGTGCTGCTCGCCACCCGGGCATCCGTGTCCCAGTTGTTGGCCCAGGTGATGCGGACCCAATCCCCCGCGGCGACCCCGCCAAAGGCGGAGGTCTTGGTGATCGTCTTGGTCGAAGCGGTCCAGGTGGCGCCGGTGACGGCCAGGGTGGGCGCGTCCAGGTTCACCGTGCCGCTCAGGTTGCCCGCCGCCAGGCTTGTCGCCAGGACGATCGAGTCGTCCCCGGTCTGGTCGATCACGAGATACTCGCCCGCCGTGACGCCGCTTCCGGTCGGCCGGATGATCGACCCCGGGAGCCAGTACCCGGCGAACGCCCCCGTCTTGGTGAGGGTTTTGGTCGCCGCGGTCCAGTCGCAGCCGGTGATGCCGAAGTCGTAGGACTGCCCCACACAGCGGATCGGCTCGGCGGAGCGGTCGAAGTTCGTGACCACCCGGGCGTTTCGGATGCTGCCCTTGCGGTCGTACTGCCCCCAGTAGTTGGCATAGTCGGCCCCCTCATCGCTGAGGAAGGCGTTGAGGTTGTCCCCACTGCTGCCGCTGGTCTCCATGCGGACGCCGTCGTGGAAGCCCGAGAGGTGGAATCCGTCGCTCTTGCAGGCGTACCCGAGCGAGTCCACGGCCGGGCTCGCCAGCATCTCGTTCATGTCGCCCAGGGCGCGGCAGTTGCGGAGGGTGAGGTTCTTGCCGTACGAGCTGTAGAAGCAGTACTTCCCGGTGTTGCCGCGCCGGTAGAACGTGATGTTCTCGATGGTGACGTTGTCGTAGTTGGCCAGGCGCACCAGGTGGGCGTCGTCGGCGCCCGCCGGCGTGTCGCGGCCGATCCGGCCGCCGCCGGCGATGACGACGTTGGTGGTCTTGGTGGAGCCCGCAAACCGGAAGAGCGCGTAGTAGTCATGGCCGGCGACCGAGCCGCCGTAGAAGGCCGAGTGCTGCCAGAGCGTGACGCCCGGGCCGATCACCAGCGTGCGGTTGCTGGGGATGATGATCCCCTCGTTGTCGCTCGTGGGGCTGCCGAAGTAGTAGTCGCCCGGCACCCGGAACTCGACCACCGCGTAGTCGTTGAGCAGCCGCTGGAGGGCGGCGGCGTTGGAGCGTGCGGCCGCGGAGGAGGGAGAGGCCGTGTCCGGCCGCAGCGTCAGATTGGCGTCGGCGTAGGCGCCGGCCCCCCGCGTGACCGGGAAGCGCTCCCACTGGGCGGAGGCCCGGGGCGTCACACAGCACACAAGGCCGGCCAGCAGGCCGATCAGCATGGTCAGCGAGCGAACGCGCATGGATGGCGGCTCCAAAAGTGGTCAAGTGGTCAAGTGGCCAAGTGAGAGGCATCAGGCACCAGGCATCAGGCACCCGCAGAGCCCGTCTTCATTTGGCCATTTGGCAATTTGGGATTTGGCAATTTCGCCCCCTTACAGGGGACGCACCTGCACCACCGCCGAGCTCGTGGCGCCCGTGCCGGCGAGTGCGGTCTCGACGCCCACCAGGATCTCGTCACACCCCAGGAGGTCGACGACGTTGGAGCTGGCGGGCGTGGTGTACTTGAGCGTGCCGTCGCTGACGTCGGTCGCGGCCGCGGCCAGGGTGATGGTGACGGCCCCGCCCCGGGTGGGCAGCAGCTCCCAGGCGCCGCCTGAGCGGCGGCCGAAGACCTTGACCACCGGGTTGGTGGTGACGGTCAAGCTGGCGTCATAGCCCATCCGGATCAGGACGTACTGACCCGCCCCGGTCCCGAGGTAGATGGGGTGCGTGCCGGCCCTGGTGACCTGCGTGGTGGGGGCCGTGATGGAGGCGTTGTCGGCCGTGGCTACGGTGCCGGCGTCCAGCACGGTCACCCAGGCGGAGCGGATCGATGCGATGAACGCTCCCCGCGACGGACCGCCGTCCCAGGAGGCCTGCACGCTCGAGCCCAGGGCCATCATGCGCCCGGCGGCGGCGCCCGCGGCGAGGGAGAGCATCCCGATCACGAGGACGGCCGCGACGGCGGTCAAGAGTCCGGAAAGGGTCGTTCCGCGGCGGGTGCGCATGGGGAGCTCCAGGAAGTGGTCAAGTGGCAAAGTGGTGAAGTGGCAAAGTGGCAGAGTGGCGAAGTGAGATGCCGTCTCCGCTCGATGCCTCGATGCCTCGATGCCTTCTCAAGAAAAAACGGCGCCGGGGATCTCCCCCCGCGCCGTCGGTCAAGTGTGAGTCTGCCGGCGTTAGTCGACGTTGGCGAAAAGGAAGCCGAAGTTGCTGTCGATCACCTTCTGGTGGCGGAAGCGCTTGGTCCGGTAGAGCGTCCGCTCCGCCAGGGCGTCGAGCACCGGATAGGAGTCCAGGGGGGCGGAGGTCTCGCCGGTCCAGGTGATGGTGCGGGCGAGCTGGGGCGTCTGCGCGTCCACCGCCGCCTCCATCATGCCGGTGGTGGGGTTGCGCTGCATGGGAGTCGAGCAGAAGAGCATCGCGTTGTCGGTGTTCCAGACGTAGCCGCCGCTCAGGGTGAGGCCCATGTTGGCGGTGTTGTACACGGCGCCGGCGACGAAGATCTGCTTCAGCCCCAGGGCGTTGGCCAGGGCGGGGCTCTTGAGGACGCCGTTCTCGACCTCGGTGCTCACGTTCTTGATGCGATCGATGATCTGGGCGCACTTGGAGAGGTCCAGCAACCCCTTGTACGTGATCAACAGGGAGTCGGGGACGACGCCGGTCTTCTTGAGGATCGCCACCGAACCGGCCGCGATGTCATCGATCGGAGTCGCGGTGGCGGCGGTCGCCCAGGGCACGCTGACCGAGAGGCCGGTGGTGCCCGAGCTGGGCCAGGTCGTGGTGTTGAAGATCGTGTTCGCCAGGTCGTACTCCTCGCGGAGCAGGACGCGCTGGGCGGAGAGCTTGGCGTGGACCACGCGGGCGTTGAAGCTCGCCTGGAGCTGCGCCGCCTCGGTGTCGGTAAGGGGCAAGTCGTACCAGTGCTTCTCGCACGCGTAGCTGTCCTGGTCGACCTCGATGTCGTCCATCATCGGGCCGCCCTTGTTGCTCGCCTTGGTGTTGGCGAGCTGGCTGATGGAGCGGGCGGTCACCTTCTTGTAGGTGCCGGCCATATCTTCCATGGGCAGGTCCGGCGCCACCAGGGAGGCGACGAAGTTCTGGGAGAGTGCGAACTGCATCACCGCCATTGCAGCGTCGCGGCGAAGAGTGACGTTCGAGGTGTACAGGGCCATGGGTGTGCTCCTTCAACGTGAGACCGGCACACGGGGCGAAGGCCCGGTGCGTGCGAGGCGTTCTGCCACGGCGAAATGGCGAGCGGACGACACACCAGGGCGCGGCCGTGACGCGCCCTGGCCCTTGCTGTCGTCCGTCGCCGATGGTCTTGGGAGTTGCTGCTCGTCCTGCGCCGCTTAGACGCGGGCGGCCGCGATCACCGATCCGTCGCCGGTGCCGGCCTCCAGCTGTACCAGTCGCGTGGTGCCCGAGCTGGAGTTGGAGAACTTGCCGTTGGCCGCCGAGTAGAGCGGGCCGCCGATGGTGGCCGCGGCCGCGCTGAGCGTCACCGCGAAGGTGCCGCTGGCGGTCCACAGCTTGACCGGGACCATGTCTCCGGCCGCGGCCGCGATGCCCTGGGTGAGGCCGATGCCGTCCTCGCCCAGGCCCGCGTACGCGAGCTGGCCGTTGGAGTCGATCTTGATGTGCCGGTTGGCGGCGAGGGCGCCGCTGGCGGGGAGAGAGACGATGTCGTTTTCGCAGATCGGGCCGGTGGGGGGCATGACTGAGCTCCTGTGAGAGAGGGTTCTTTGCGAGGTGGGGGAAAGAGCTGGCGGCCGAAGCTGGTGGGGGCTTATTCCTTCGCCGCGGCGACGGGAGCGCCCAGCTCGGCCGCGTACGCCTGCTTGAACTCGGCGGGGTAGAGCCGCTCGCACGCCGCGACCGCCACAGGCCGGGAGCAGCTCTTGGCGTCCATGTACCGGCGCACCTCGGACTCAAAGGGGCTCAGCTGGTCGCCCCCGGCAGGGGCCTTGAACGTCACCGGGGCGGTGCTGGAGGTGCCGGTGGCTTCGCCGGCGGGCTTGCCCGCGCCGGCGGGAGCGGCCTGGCTCATCTGCTCCACGCGCAGCCGCAGGTTGGCGTTGGCGGCCTCCAGAGCCTGCACGCGGGTGTGCTTGGCCTTGAGGCCGTCCACGACCGCCTTGTGGTCGGCGCCGTGGATCTGCTCGAGCTCCTCGATGCTGGCCGCCTGGGCGGCGATGGGGGCGGCGGCGGGGACGATGGTGGTTGCCGGGGCTGCGGCAGGCGCCGCGGCGGGGGCGGCGGCGTTCGCGGGCGCGGCCTGGGAAGCCGTGCCGCCGGCGGGGGAGTTGTTCGTGGTCGCGGTGGACATGGCGTCTACTCCAGTGCGCTGCTCGGCCTCGCCGTCATCGGACGGCTCGGGCGCCTCAGCGGTCTGCGGTTCAGGGGCGCCGCGTGAGGGCGCCGGGATGCTGACGGTGGGGTTGCTGCCGGGGCGGGGGCCGAACCGGCCCATCAGGGCCCCCAGGTAACTGCGGAAGCTGGCGATGGTGTCCACGAGTCCGGCCTCCTTGGCGTCCTGAGCGGTCAGGATTGCCGCCTGCATGCTCTTGAGCTGCGCGACCGTCATCCGGCGTCCCTCCGCGACCCGGCCCAGGAACAGGTCGTTCTGGCCGGTCACGTAGCGATCCAGCATCGCTTCCATCGCGGGCGTCACCGGACCGCCGTAGACGCCGGTGGGCTTGAAGTCGCCCGCGTGCGGGATCACCGCGCGCACGCCCGCCGTCTTGTTCGCCTCGGTGACGTCCCAGAGCGGGTTCAGGATCGTGCCCAGGCTCCCCAGCGTCGCCACCGGAGTCGCCGCGGCCTCGTGGCACTGGGCCAGAATGCCGCCGCCCAGGCTGGTGGCCTCGTCGTGGGCGATGCCGAAGACCTGCTTGGTGCGCTTGAGCTCCGCCAGGCAGTCGAAGATGTCGTCCGAGCCGCCCACGCTGCCGCCGGGGCAGTGCATGTCGAGCAGGACCGCCGCCGCCGGGCTCATGGCCGCCGCCATCAGGTCCTCGCACAGCCAGGCGGAGGTGAAGCCGCAGAAGAGCGGGTAGCGGACCGAGATGATGTCGAGGTTGCCCTGGCGCTGCAGCATGATGTGTCACTCCCAGCTCGAGGTGCGGCTTCAAGCGTCCGGTCTTGAGCTCCGGTCTCGAGGTCCGGCCTTGAGGTCCGGCCCTTAGGCCGGCGGCCGCTGCCGCGCGGGCGGCGACGTCGCCGCGCCGGTTCCGGTGGACGCCCCCGGGGTGGTTGCGATCACGATGCCCAGCTCGCGGGCCCGGTCCTGCTCGGTAGCCAGGGCCGCGTCGATGTCCACCGATCGGCCCGTGCCCAGGCGCTGGCAGGCCTGGTCGCGGGTGGCGAGCCCGCCCTCCACCGCCGCCCGCATGCCCGAGACCTCGCTTTCGAAGTCGAGCACCGGGGCGGGAGGAAACTGGATGTTCACCCGCCGCAGGTCGGCCATGTTCCGCGGCGCCCGGATCTCGTTGTCCGCGATCGCCATCCTGAGGCGCCACTCGCGGACGCGGCGGACGAACCGCTCGAGCCGGGCCTGGCGGGCCTCCACGCCCCGCATGGCGATCGCCATCAGGGCCTTGATGTTGCTCCAGCTCATGCCGCTGGCGTCGAAGTGCGAGGCCGGCAGGGGCACGCCCAGGTCGGCCGCGATGACCATCAACTGCGCCGTCACGAACTCGCGGAAGCTCGCGCTGGGGTGTTCGGGCTTGACCTGGTCGGCCGATTCGCCCGGCCGCAGGTGGAGCATGGCGCCCGCCTCCAGGGAGGCGCTGCCGGGCTTGGTCGTGTCCGTCTGCGTCTGCGTCGTCGTGTCTTCGAAGGCGGCCTGCGTCTCCGCCGGCCGATCGGTCTTGATCACGAGCGCGAAGAGCGTGGCGATCTCGACCGCCAGGGCGGTCTTCTCGATCACGGCGTCCAGGCGCTCCATGTGGTCCAGGCTCGCCTGCAGACCGGGCTCTCCCCGCACCAGGCCGACGATGTCGTCGGTGGGGTTCTTGAGGAGCTCGGACGAGGCAGCGGGGATCGACTTGAGCTCGGCCGAGGCGGCCGTGCCGAACTGGTTCCACTCGGCGACCCAGTAGTTGACGGGGCGGCCGACACTGTCCATCTCGACGCCCGCGCGGTAGTTCTGCGCGTTGACGGTGGGCGGCGTCCGCCAGGCGTAGCCCCCCACGCGCTCGGACTCCACGAGCTGGAGGGCGCCGTCCGTGGTGAAGATCACCAGGATGTCACCGTCCGTGCCCCACGCCCGGTCCACCTTGCGCAGGAGCTCGGGCCCGCTGTCGCAGGCGCGGATGTCCACCGGCTGGTCGAGGATCCGCCCCTCCCACCAGTCGGCGAACCAGGCGTCCGCCTCCCGGTTCCAGTCGGCGTCGTCCGTGGTCGAGGTGAATACCGGGCCGTCGCCCACGTCGAGGTCCGCCTGGCGCTTGACGAACGCGCGGGCCACCGAGCTGTCGCGGGCCGCCGCCTGGCAGGCCGTGCGGATCGAGTCGTGCCAGCCGAAGTCCAGGTGCTGCTGGGCGCTTCCGGCCTCGGCGTTGATCCGCTGGTTGATCCGCGTCCGGCGGGCTGAGGCGTACATCTGGCTCGCCGCGATCGACTCATCGATGCGCGTGCTGACCGCCCGGGCCGCGGATGCGAACATGCGGCTCTTGGCCCGCTCCACCTCGGAGCGGACGACGCGCCGGGTCTGGGGCTGGGCCATGGGGGCGTGTCCTTTGGTGCTCTAGAGAACCTGGTCGGGGGCCGCGGGCGTGATGTAGGTGATGCCGCCGGCCCGCTTGGTGCTCGATCCCTCGAGCTGGTCCAGGCGGCGAGTCAGGTCGCCGAGGTACTGGTTCATCGTGGCGAGCTGGCGGCCCTTGCCGTCGGCCTGGATGTCGGGCCCGTTGATCACGGCCCGCACCTCGGTGATGTGCAGCTTGAGGCGGGAGACGCGGGTGGCGCCGGAATAGGTCTCAAAGTCGTGGTAGGTCCAGGCCATGGCCGACTCTCCCCTCGCCGTGACAATGGCTCAGCGTGATTCGCCTGTCGTCTTGGGGGCTCTGGCTCATCCGCGCTGGCCGGCGAGCGCCGCCTGGCGCTTCTCGCGCAGGGCCCGCAGCTCGGAGTCGCTCATCTGGTCCTTCCTGGCCTGGAGCTCCCGGAGTTCCTTCTGGCGGGCCTGCTCGGACTTGAACGCGGCGTCCGCCTCGGCCCGCTCGCGGGCGAGCTCCGCGTCCCGGCGCAGCTTCGCCTTGGCCTCCTGCAGCAGCCGGAGGCGTTCGCCCAGGTCGACCCAGCGCTCCTCGAAACTCCGCTTGGCGTCCAGGGCCTGATTGACCTTTGCGGTAAGAGCCTTGAGAGCGGTGTCCCGCTCCAGAATCGCCGCGGCGTGGGCCTTGGCCAACCGGGCCCGCTCTCCGGGCAGGTCGGCCAGAGTCGCCAGGTCGCGGTCGATCTCTTCCTCCGAGAGGCCGAAGGGGTCGGCGGCCCGCAGCTCCGCGGCGGAGCGAGGCTCGGGCGCCGGGGCGGTCTCGGTCACGGCCGGTTCGGTCGCTGGCTCGGTCTTGGCCACTTCCGTGTTGGCCGGCTGCGTCTTGCTCAGCTCGGCCGGGGCCGGCTCCTTCAGGGCCGTTTCCTTCACGGCCGGCTCGGTCTTGGCCGGTTCCGTCACAGCCTGGTCAGGCGCGAACGCGTCCTGAGGAGCGGCGTCCGTCTCAGGGAGAACAGGGGCGGCCTTGTCGGTGCTCTTCTTTGCCATGACGGTGTTCTCCTAAGGCGAAGGGTCGCTGTGCCACTCTGCCACTTGACCACTCTGCCACTTCCTGCTCTCTACCCATGCCGACGTCTGTCCCGAAAAACGGGATTTTGGGACAGCCGATTGGCGTGTCATGAAGGGTCCTCGCCAGGTCTCCTGACCGGCCTCTCCGCGCGTTTCGTTCAGCGATTCACGGCCTCAGCAGCGATGGTCGCCCCTTGGCGCGGGCCAGCATCGAGGGCCGCGAGATTTCTTTCTTGGGCTCCATTTCGCGGTCACCCACCGGAATTGCAGATTTATTTTTCCCGGCCTCTGTTTCTACCGGCTTGGCGATGGCAAGCACGCCCACGGGCGTCGTCAGCCGGCGGATGCCCAGGGCCGCCGCCCCGGCCTCGAGGTAGACCGCGGCGTCGAAGTAGTGGTTGTCCGTCCGGCCCGGACGCAGGCGCCAGCGCCACACGACCGCCGACCCGCTCCTCTTTTCCGACCGCACCGGCACCTTGTGCTCGGCCGTGAGCTGGAGCAGGTAGTCGTCCGTGACGTCCTCGGGCAGCCACCAGGGGGCCGCGAATGCCTCCTCGAAGCCGCCGTCCCTTCGGCCTCCCCAACTCGCCCCCGCACCCGCCCCGCCACCTGCCATGGCACTCGCCCGCAGGCGGCGCTGCACGTCCGTCCGCCAGTCGTCCACGTTCACCCGCAGCAGCTGCAGCCCGCCCGGCATCGGCTTGCCGTCGGGGTACTTCTCCAGCCTGCTCCAGGCGAAGGGCGTATTCATGCTGCCCTTGCCAGATTCGCTGCGGCCGACGCCCTTCACGGGGTAGAGGTGGCGCCCCAGGCCGCGGGCCCGCACGCTCCTGACCCAGTCGTAGACCTCGATCGTCCGGTCGCCCGAATCGATGAACGCGGCGTGAATCCCAAAGGCCCGCCCGTCCTGGGTGGGCCATGGCCGGGCGAAGAGCAGCTCCTCCAGGGCGCTCCAGCGCTTGTTCACGGGGAGCTCGAGGCACTCGTGGTGGATCAACCATCGCTCTTCGCCGTACGCCCCCAGCCCACGGATCTCGACGTAGGCCTTGCCCGTCGCCTGGACGTCGATGCCGGCGGCGAGCGCCAGCACCCCGCGGGGGACGCTTCCCGCCCGGTAGCCGCCGTCCGTGACGGCTACTGCGCGGGAGCGCAGCGGGGCGACGTCCACCGCCTCTCCGCGCTCCTGCCAGGCCTCGCCCAGCTTGTCGGTGACGAACGTCCGGTCCATCCGCCCCCGCCGCTCCACGAAGGCCCGGGCCGCCTCGCCGTAGGGGTTGGCCCGCAGGCCCGAGAGCATGGTTGGGATGTGGTATCCCTTGTGGTCACCCGGCGGCGGCGCCCCGATCAGCACGCCGGGGCGCGGCGCGGCGTCGTCATCCACTGTCACCGGCCCGATGCGCTGGCACGCCGGCACCCACACGCCCAGGCTGAGCTGCCAGAGGTTGTGCTCCGCCCCGATGAGCCGGGTGCACCGGGGGCACTGCATGCAGGCGGAGATCTCCGCGATCGCGGGGTCCACCGTCACGTCGCGCGAGGCCGGGCCGACCTGGCCATCATGCTGTCTCTCATCGGGTCCGCCCGCCTGCATCCCCTGCCAGCGGACGTAGGCCCACCGCCGCACGTGGTACTCGCGGCAGAAGGGGCAGGGCACGTGATACTGGCGTCGATCGCTCAGTTGGTACTGCTCGTCGATGCCGCGGCCCGCGTCGCCGGGCTTGCCGTTGTACACGATCTTGCTCTCGGCGTAGGTCTTGACGCGCTCGCGCACCAGGCTGGGCGTGTCCGGCCGGCAGCGGTCGAGCTCGTCCACGATCACCACGCGGGCCGGGATGCTCTCCAGCTTGTGCTCGCTGTGCGCCCCGCGGATGAAAAGGCTCATGGTGTCGAAGCGGATCGACCGTGCCTTGGTGTCGTGACTGCGGCCGGAAAGGTGAGACGCCCAGCGGGGCGAGGCGCGGATGGTGGGGATCAGCCGCTGCTGGACCTGGTCGGCGGCGGAGTCCTTGTCGGGATAGACCAGCATGCACGCCCCGGGGCGCTCGTCCACCATCCATCCCAGCATGTTGTAGATCGCCTCCGTCCCGCCCACCTGGCTGCCCTTGATGATCGAGATCACGCGCACGCCGGGGTCGGCGAAGGCGTCCTGGATCTCGCGCAGGTAGGGCGTGCGGTCATCCTTCCACGGTCCCGGCGCGTCGCCCATGACGATGCGGCGATATCGCCGGGCCCACTCCGACACCGAAAGCCGCGGCCGCACGGCGAAAGCCTCGCGGCGGAGCTTCTCCCAGAGGGAGGCGATGGAGTGCGGGCCGAAGGGCCCGCGAAAAGTGGCCGAGTGGCGAAGTGGCAGAGTGGCAGAGTGAGAAGTCATCAGGCACCCGCAGCGTCAGTGTTTATTTGGCCATTTGGCAATTTGGAATGTGGCAATGTGCGGGGCTCCGCCCCGCCGCCACTTCGGAGATCCTCTCCTCCCGCCGCCAGCATCGCCGCGTCCACCTCGCGCTCGAGCATCTCCCGCAGGGCGGCCTGGCGAGCGGGCTCCAGGGTGAGCATCGCCGCCGCGCTGGAGGCGGCCCGCGCGGGCAGGTTGAGCAGGATCGCCCGGATCTCCGCGAGCTGGCGGGCGGCTTCCTCGATCACCTGGTCGCGGGGCAGCAGCCGTCCGTCCGCCTCGGCCTCCTCGCGCATGCGGGTGCGGAGCGTGATGGTCTTGTCGGCGATCGCCAGGCCGGCCTGGGTGATCTTCCCGTCGCGGGCAAGACGGTCGAGTTCTTCAGGCGTCGTGGGAATCGCCGGAGGAGAAGTGGCGGAGTGGTCGAGTGGCGGAGTGGTCGGGTGAGAGCCTGTCCTCATTTGGCCATTTGGCAATTTGGGATTTGGCAATTTGCGGGGCTCCGCCCCGCCGCCACTTTGCCACTTGGCCACTTGACCACTTCTGAGCCTTTGAACGCGTCCTCGGTTGACATACCCGTCCGGATGGTCGCGATGCAGCCGCTGGAACTCCGCCGCGGCCTGGGGCTGGTAGAGATACCGCCCGCCCCGCTTCACCCGAATCAGGCCGGCCCTCGCCCACGCCTCGATCGCCTGACGGGTGACGCCGAACCGGCGGGCCAGCTCGGCGGCCGAGACGAGCTCAGGCCCGGGCTGACCGGCGCTGACGGGGGCCTTGCTTCTTCCCGGCTCGCGGCCTCGCGGCGTCGCGGCTCCCGACGATCTCGTGGAGCTGGAGGTAGTCCGTGTCGACGGCATTCTTGAGCGCGGCTCGGAAGCGGCTGCACTGGCGCTGGAGCGTAGAGGCCGGGACCTGGTACTCACGCGCGGTCTCCCGCAGCGTTCGGTTGCGGATCACGACGTCGAGGACCGCCTCGGCCAGGCCCTGGGCCGATCCCCACGCGAAGGCCCGCATGACCGGGCTCATCATGTCCGTGGGCGCGCTCACGCACGGGAGCTCCGGCGAGAAGTGGCATGTGGGCGAGAAGTGGTCAAGTGGTCGAGTGGCAAAGTGGCGAAGTGAGAAGGCGCCAGACAAAGACTGCCTTTATTTGGCCATTTGGCAATTTTGGGATTTGGCAATTTGCGAGGCTCCGCCTTGCCTGGCCTGCTTGAGCAGACGCGTCGCCTCGCGGCTGAGGCGGATCTCGTCCTTGGTCGCCCTGACCCTGGTCCGCTGCTCGATCACGTCGCGCAGGCGGATCGCGTCGCGGGCCCGCGTCTGCACCGCCCCCACGGCCTGGGCGAGGCTGAGTCGTCCGCCCCCCAGCTCGATCCCCTCCGCCGCCAGGCGGCGCCGGTGCTCGGCCCACTCATCAAAGCTGGAGTCGATCGCGATCCCGCCGGCGGTCATCGAGCTCCTGGGGTAGAGCCGGGCCTTGGCTCCCTGCACCTCAGGGTTGGGCCGGGCATGGCCATCCTGGTCCGCGACCGCGGCGGGGATGAGCAGCCCGAACTGATCGCGCGAGGTGTGGGCCCGGTCGGAGGGGTCCTTGGTGGGATAGAGCTCGCGCTCGGGCCCCGCCGTCAGCACCCGCCGGCCGTTGTCCTCGCCATAGACGTAGGGCGACCGCCGCCCGCGGCTCAGGAAAGAAACCCCGCCCCGGGTTGGAGGTCGAGCGACCAACGGCAGAGACTCCCTTCGCGGTTCCGTGCGTCGGGGAATTCAGAGACATGATAGCGAGTTCATCACTGCCCAGTGTTACATCTGCGCATGGCAGGTGGGCGCTGCCCCCCTTGCCGATCCCCCGCTGTCCCGTCCGCCTGCCTTCATTTGGCCATTTGGCAATTTGGAATTTGGCCATTTGCGGCAGAGCCGCCGCCACTCTGCCACTTCGCCACTTCTCTCGCGGGCCTCCGGCCCGCCGCCACTTCGCCATCTCCTTCCGCCAATCCCGCCCTCGCCAGCCTCACCGCGCTCCAGGGGTCCTTGTACCCGAGCACCTCGGCCATCTGCCTCATGGGCATATCGGCCAGGTACAAGTCAACGGCCAGCCGCTTCTTTTCCCGCGCCGCGCCGTCGATGGCCTGGTAGTCACGAGGCCTTTCGCGGGGCATGGCGGCCAGCCCCGCGCGGCTCAGCTGGTAGCTCCGGGCGCTCCACTTCACTCCCTGATGCAATCCCTGCCGCAGCGGATGGCGCGTGATGAGGCCGATCTCCACAAGCCCGGAGATGGCACGCTTGACCGCATCGTCCCCGATCGCGGCCAGTCGCGCGATGTCCCGATTGTTGATGCTCCGCCCTTCGTAGAACACGAGTGTCATCAGCACCAGCTTCAGCACCGCCGCGCTGCAGCGGTCCTTGGTCACCCGCGGAAGGCGGGCGTGCATCACCATCTCAACCACGTCCAGGGTCGGCCGGCGATCCATTGCAGTCTTCCTCTCTTGCCCCGCTTGGCGGCTTTACGCCTGCCCCTTGCGCTTCCACCGGCTCTTCAGCAGCTGCTCCACGGTCACGGCGTCCCCGCCCACCTTCCTGGCCAGGACGCCGATGTAGGTCGAGGCGTCCCGGGCCGTGGGGCCTTCGTGGGCCTCGATCGACCGGGCGGCGGCAAAGACCTGGGGGTGGGTCCCGTTGGTGGCGTCCGCCACGATGGGGCCGCTGGAAGCATCCGGCCATGGCCATCGCCACAGGCACCACCAGACCGCCCACCGCATGGCGACCCGGGGCGGCCCACGCAGGTCGGCCTCGAAGAGGTACGCCCAGTTCCGCCCCAGCATCTCGGCCAGGCGCTCGGCCCGCTCGCGCATGGTGAGCACCCGCAGGGTCTCCCACGCGACGCCCTGGTGGGGAGAGACGTCGGGCTTGGCCCCGCCCCACACGAAGTAGGCGTCGATCGCCGAGCGGGCCGCCCGCATGTAGAGCTCCTGCTCGAAGGGCTCCAGGGCCGCGAAGACGTTGGGCTCGTCCAGGATCACCTCCGCCATGGTCGCCGCGGCGGCCTGGGTCGGCGTCAGGATGTCGGTGATGCGCTTCTGCTTGGCCAGCTCGGCCATCGTGATGTCCTCCCTCGGTGTTGCTCCGCTCACGGCAGGGGGCTCCGCCCCCTTGCCGATCCCCCGCTGTCCCGTCCGCCTGCCTTCATTTGGCCATTTGGCAATTTGGAATTTGGCCATTTGCGGCAGAGCCGCCGCCACTCGGCCACTTGACCACTTCAGTCCGGCTCCCCCACCAGCTTCCGCATCCGCACCACCACGCCCGGGTTCGCCCCAATCGCGTGGTACATCTTGCGGACCTCTCCCGCCACGACCTGGCGGTCATCGCGGTACGCCCCCGCGGTCTTGAGCGCGTCGGTGATGCTCTTCTCGAGGTTGTCGCGGTCCTCGGGCGCCGTGTGGGCCCAGATCGGGCCGGGATAGTCCTTCTTGCGGCAGTACTTCTGCGGCCGCGGGAGGTAGATCTCCGCTTCGAGGTGCACCGGCCCATCCCAGGGCGCATCGCCCGGCCGGTTCTGCCAGAAGGCCACCTGCACGGCGTCATACCAGGCGTTCGCCCGCGCCCACGCCCGGCTGGCGGGGTCCGTCCCGCCCCGCTTTGGCTTGGGGTGATAGGTCATGGAGACCGCCTTGCCGTTCACCAGGCGAGCCCCGTGCCGGGCCCGCGGCCGCGACCGCGGCACGCCGGGGATGGTGAGGGTGAGAGAAGGCACCAGGGCATCGGGGCATCGAGGCACCGAGGGGGATGGCACCAGGCACTGGGAATCAGGCATTGGAAGAAGTTCCAGAGTTCCGAAGTTCCGAAGTTTTCACTCGGCCACTTTGCCACTTGACCACTTCGCCACTTCCATGCCTTTCGCCTGCAGCTCGCGGCCCAGTTCGGTCTGCTCGCTGGGCAGCCGCTGCACGTCGAAGCTCTTGGGGCCGCTGATGCAGACCACCTGGCGGCGCTTGGGGGAATGCCCCTGCCGCAGCTCCATCTGCACCCGCACCTTCACCTCGAGCACCTCGCCGGCGTGCTCGATCCGCATCACCTCGGAATCTCGAACGGTGAGTACCAGCATGGGAAAGTTCCACAGTTCTGGAAGCGTGGTGTTGAAATCGACTGCATGGTTATGGTCTCACAAGAAGCCGATGGCTTCGATCGCCGATCTTCGCTCCTCACGCATCCACTCGGCGAAGGTTGGTTCCCGCTCCGCCGGCATTTCCGGCGAGTACCCAAGTTTGAGCATGGCCGCCTTCATCGCTGTCGCATACCCAAGGCGCCACGCAGCCCGCATCCCCTGTGCGTCGTACTGCGCCTCGTCACTGCTCTCCCGACCAGCGCAGCAGATCCCCGTATGCGGGTCGTGGGCCACAAATAGGATCCGGTCGCCTGGCAATCCCACGTACTCCGAGGCGACGAATGGCGGCCCGATCTTCCCGTCAATAGAGGCGGTGGAAACGCCCCGTTTCCCGCCCTGATTCTCCGGAAACTCCCGCATAACCCAGCCTCTCAGCCGAGAAGCCGCCATTGCCTCCGCCTTCCGCCGGTCGTCGCCCGTCAACTTCTGCGCTGCGTCGAACTCGCTCACCCACCGACGCAATCCCATGTAGACCGTTGTCATGCTGATCTCCTAGAACGGAAGTCCATTCGCGCCGAACGTCTGAAGAAACGCGTCGAACTCGGGCAATCGACCGATCGGGGTGCCGTCTCGAAGGCCCATCTCGTTGCGGAAAGCGTGACCGGCCATGTTGATCCACGACGCGTACTCGTGCCACCGTTTCCCGTCGCGCCGAGGGTGCTCAAGCGTGGCTCGCCACAGCCGGACGCGATCCGTGGTTCGGTTGCAAAGTGCGACCCGCTTGTTATGTGTCTCTGACATCTTCGCTCCTGCTTCAACATCGCGTCTTTTGACATAACTGCCGCACCGTCATTCACATCCCGCGCCCATCCGGAGTTCCGGAGTTCCGAAGTCTTTCACTCGACCACTCTGCCACTTGGCCACTCGGCCACTTCTCCAGCCTCAGCCGATGACCCCATCCGCCCCCACCACGATCGCGTCCTTGCGGCGGAAGCGGATCTTCACCGCGCCCTCCTCGACGGCGACGCGGGTGAGCTCACCTCGGTTTCGGATGCCGAGCTTGTTTCCGAGGCTTGCTCGGTGCCACTCCACCGTGCACTTGGCGATGCCCAGCTTCTTCCCCGCCTCCTCGGTGCTCAGGCCCTCCGCCAGCAGCCGGAAGACGTCCAGCTCCCGGGGGGAGAGCAGGTCGATCGGCCGCCCGGTCGGCTTGGGAAGGCCGGGCTGGCTTGGATGGGCGGGGACCGCCGTCGCCTTCGTTTCGCGGTCCGCTGCGCTTCCCGCCTCGATCACGTTGATGCTCATGCGTGTCTCCTGTGTGTTTCACTTGACCACTCTGCCACTTGGCCACTTGACCACTTCTGACCGCTCCGCCCGCTGCTCCGAACGGCAGCACCGGCGTGTGTTCCGCCTTGAACCGCGCCGCGATCACGGCGTCGGCCGCCTTCTCGATCTCCGCCTTCGCCTCCGCCAGCCGGCGGAGATGGCCGGCGTCACCGGGGATGGACTTCGTCCCCGCCCTCGCCGCGGCCTCGGCCGCCGCCTTGGCCTGCATGCCCTGATGGATCAACTGGTCCAGCCGGGTCTCTCGCTCATGGCACGCCGCGCACAGGCCCTTGCCTGGGATCGTCCTTCCCCCGCAGGTGCAGGTGAATCTGCGCGTGGGTCTGGTGGGTCGGTCGCTCACGTGGGCCTCCCCGAAAGCCGGCGGGCCTGCTGAATCCCCTCGACCCACGCGGCCCGGCGCTCGGGCGGGACGTAGGGCAAGCCGCACTTCTCGAATGCCATCTCCTCGGTCTCGACGTCGACGATCCCGCCCCGGCTGTCGCGCAGATGCCCGCCCTGGCTGGCGTCCGCCTCCGCCGGGATGCCGTAGCGCTCCTTCCAGCGGGCCAGGAAGATGATGCCGAGATCGCTGGGCCCGGTCCGCATCAGCTCGATCCAGCCCCGGTTCGCCGGCGTGTAGCGGTGGATCTGGACGGGGATCTCGTGCCAGGTCCCGGTGCTCTTGCGCAGGAGCTCGATGTTTAGCTCGCAGTACTTGAAGTGGGCCTTGAGGCCCTTGACCGCCCGGCCCCGCAGCCGGCCCCCGACTTCGCCGAAGAGCCCGTCAGACTTCTGCGGCAGGCTGGCGGCGATGGTGGCGTAGAGCTCATCCACCAGGGCGAGCGACTCGGGCAGCGGGGCGATCAGCTCGAGGTCTCCCACGTCCTCCTTCTTCCGGCGGACGCTGCCGACGACCATGCACGCCGGCACGGCCATGCCCCACTCCTGCATCAGGTAGGCCGCGGCGTCCTGGGCGGCGGCAAGCGGGATGCGCTCTCCGGTGCTCATGGCGGACCTCCCTGCGGGGGCGGAGTGCCGGGCGCCTTCGGCGGCGCCGACTGGTCCGGCGGTTCTTCGCCGGCGGTGTGGTACACGACGAAGTGGGCCTGCTGGAGCATGGCAAGCACCATCTCGCGGTTTCCGTTCATGTTGGCGGTCATGCTCGAAGGAAGCCTGAGGGGCACCTTCTTCCACGCCACGCAAACCGCAGAGTGGAACGATCGCCGCTCGATCTCATTGACGAGCTCCAGCTCGTCCACGGTGTCGCACTGCGCGGCCTGACTCTCCGCGAGCGCCGCCCGCAGCCTGGCCGCGGTCTCGAGCTCGTCCCGCCGGGCCTGGTGCAGATCGGCCCGAGCCTTCTCGGCGGCGAACGACTCCCGCAGGTAGGCGCCCAGGAACCAGAGGGCCGCGCCGGTGGCCAGCATCGACACGGCCCAGGGCAGAGCATCGAGGAGCGTCATTCGTCCACCTCGTCATCCTGGAGGCCGTCGTCCTCGAGGTCTTCGTCCTCCGCCCCCACCGCGACGGGCTTCTTGGCGGCCTTCTTCGCCGTTTTCTTCTTCGCGGCGGCAGGCTTGGCCTCGGGCTTGACCTTGAAGTCCTTGAGCTCGGGCCGGGGCGCCGGGGGCAGTTCGCCCACCACGCTCGCGCGGATCGTCGCCCAGTTGAGGCTGCGGGCCGCGGCGATGCGGCGGCGCCCGAAGACCCGCCGGTAGCTCTCGGCCTTGCCCGGATTGATCACCTCCACCATCACCGGCTGGAGCTGCCCGCACTCGCGCATGCTCCGGGCCAGCTGCTCGATCGCCGCCGCGTCCCCCGGCCGCGCCATGCGGTCGGGCACGCCGTCAGGATCCTGCACCAGGTAAAGGGCCACGTCCCGCAGCTCGCCCTTCACGTCGATGCCCAGGATGGGCGCCCGCTTCTCCTGCTCGGTCTCCGGTGCCGTTTCCGCCGCCTTGGTCTTCTTCGCCACCTTCGTGCTCCTTCGCCTTTTCACTTGCTCACTGTGCCACTCGACCACTCGGCCACTTCCGTCCCTACTTGCCCTCGCGCATCTCCTGCACCGCCCGCTTCACCGCCAGCACGTCCTGCTGGTTCATGTCCAGCACCTCTTCCAGCCCCGTGCCCTTGCCGTGGTCGAGCACGCGGGCCAGCTCGCGCACGGTCTTGAAGGTGCTCGTCGCCAGCCTGCTCCGGATGTCCTGGCGGAGATCCAGGTCGCCGATCGGGCGATCGAGCGGGTCCACCGTCTTGGGCACGCGCCCCACCGGCTTGGCGGGGTCGATCGCCACGTCCTTGCGCTTCTTCTTGGGCACGTCGTCTGGGTTGAGCGGCAGCTGCTCGGCCTCGGGGTCCGGCGGCTCCAGCTTGAGCTCCAGCTGGGGATCGTCGGACTGCTTCACCACCCGCGCGATCTCGCCGCGGTGGAACTTGATCACCGTGTCCTTGGCCTCGATGTCGTCGACGGCGTCGGAGTGGTCCCGCGCGGCGGAGTAATACTCCTTGCTGTCGCGGTCCTTGAGGGCCTTCTTCTGCTCGATCGCCGCGTCCCGCCGGTTGAAGGCCTCGAGGCGCTCCGCCTCCAGCACCTTGATCTCTCCGATGTGGTGCCGGATCGCGTCGCACACCGCCACCGGGAACGCCGTACCCTTGGCGTGCGCGGACTTCACGGGCTCGTGCTTGTTCTGCTCGGGCTTGACTGGCTCGGGCTTGATGGTGGACTCTTTCTTCGCCATGCGTGTGTTCCTTTGCTGTGTGGCAGGGGGCTGCCGCCCCCTTGCCGATCCCCCGCGTGTTCAGCTCGTCTTCACTTCCAGCGCGGAGTTGGTGCCCTGCTCCGGTTGCTTGGTGGCCTTCTGTGGCGTCGCGACGGTGCCGGCCTTCGGCATCTGCATCACGAACAGCAGCCGGAGACCTGGTTGCCGCAGCCACTCCACCACGCCGGCGGCGGTGAGCTTCATTTCCAGGCTCGGACCGTCCCGGCTGATGGTCTGCATTCGTCCCCTCACGAGACTCAGCTTCTGCAGCGACGAGCTCATTAGATCGCGTGCATGCCTCGCTGTTTTCAGCTGCGCTTCGGCGAGGCCAAGTCGCTCCGCGGCGTCCTTGTGCTCCTTGTGCGCCTCCTCGGCCATCTTGCGGGAGTCGGCTTCCTCGATCTCCGCAGCCGCGAGCTTTGCTTTGAGCTCCGTGAGCTGCTGCTGGATCTGCTCCAGCGCCATCCGATGCTCTTGCCGCTCCACGTCCACGGCGGCCGACCAGTTCTTTGCCTCGACCTGGTAATCCCGCACCTTCCTCCGCAGTTCAGCCTTCGTCACACGCCTGCGCTTCGTCACGATGCACCTCCTGTTACGTTGCCTTCGCCTGCACGTCTTGATTTGGTCATTTGGCCATTTGGCATTTGGCCATTTGCGGCGAAGCCGCCGCCACTTGGCCACTTCTCTCCACCCGCAGCACCGCCCGCTCCACCGCGGCCATGGTGATGCCGGCGTTCCACACCTTGTCTCGCTGCTTCGCCCAGTGGTCGATCACCGCCTGGTCGGAGAGGTACGGCGTCAGCGGTGATCCACCCTTCCGCGCGCCCAGGGCGGCGATGAGGTACGCCGCGGGGTTGGAGGCCCCCGCCTCCTCGCACCGGCCGATCGCGATCTGGGCCGCGGCGGGCGTCACGTGCGGGTACTGGGCGATCCTCTGTGCCAGGTCGCCGGCGTCGGACCGCCCCGCGGCGTGCAGATGCTCGCCCAGCAGCCGGATCACCTGCTCGCGCCGCCAGCGCTCCAGCTTGGCGGTCGCCTCCCCCTCGAGCCCGGCGTGGATCGAACCGACGATGCCGCCCACGCCCCCCACCCGACCGCCGGCCGCCTCCGCTTTCCCGAAAGTCGTCTTCTCTGCAGCGCTGGAGCGCTCAGATTTATGTATTGATTGAGAGCGCTCCAGCGCTCCGGGCGCGGGCGCGAGAGCGCGCACTGTCCCCGTCCCAGCCTCAAAAACGGGCCTTTCGAACGGCCCGTCGACGGCCCGTTGACGGCCCGTTGACGGCCCGTTGGGCCGCTCCTGACAGTCCGCCTGTCGGTTGCCGCGTCCCGCGGCGGACCGCTGGGCCGAGACGGCCCGCGCCCGCGCGGAGAGCTGGTCGTAGGTAGCCCGGGCGCGGGTGAGCACCAGCAGATCCGGGATTGCAGTCCCGGGGTGCGGCGCCGCCGCCAGGGCCAGGAGGAGGCGAGGCGAGAGCCCGGCCCACTCCGTATCCGTAACGCCCGCGACCGCCGCGAGCGAGCACTGCGGGACCGTGCACGGGATCTCTGCTCCCCAGGCCGCCCGGACCAGCCGGACCACCACGCCCACGTCCAGCGGGCCGGCGAGCAGGCCGGGCTGACAGACGGCGTCGAGATCAAGCGGGCAGGGAATTGGGCGCGGCACGGCGAACACCACTCCAGTCACAAGGTCGAGATCAACCCGGCCCCGCGCTTTTCAGCGGGAGGCCGGTGGAAGGAGAGAGAAGTCAGAAGGGGATGTCGTCAACCACCTCGAGGGGCTTGCCGTCCTGGCCGTTGACGGTGGTGGGTGTCGGGGCGGGCGGGGTCCACGCGGCGACCAAATCCGCCTCCGCCTCCGCCTTGGCGCGGTCATCCGCCGGCTTGGTCACGGGCAGGTCCTTCAGCACGGACCAGATCGGGCCCTTGATCGCCTCGTCGCAGTCGGGCGGGCTCTTCCCCTCCGCCAAGTGGCTCATCGCGCACGTCCGCAGGTGCGAGAGCACGAAGTCCCACTCCCGCCCACGCTCGCGGAGCAGCACCACCAGCTTGGCCGCGGAGGCCATGCCCAGCGGCTTGCCGGCAGGCCCCGCCTGACCGCCGGTTCCCCCACCAGCCCCACCAGCTACGCCCGGAGGCAAGGCCCCGACCGCCTGCGGGTGCGTCCAGGGCTGACCGCCAGCACCACCCCCCGCAGGCAGGGCCGCGGGCGACGGGGCAAAGGGCACGCCCAGCATCTCCGCGTGCCGGCGCCGGATCGAGTTGCGGCAGGCGACGTCGTGTCGCACGGGCGTCACGGGCGCGTCCTGCGGGATCGGCATCGGATGGATGTTGATCGTGATCTCGGTCTCGCCGTAGGACTGCGAGGCGGCGCAGAGCAGCGCCACCTTCTTGCCCGCGGCGGTCTCGGTGTCGAGCCCGAAAAGGGCCTTGAGCACGTCGATCCGCGTGTTGTTCAGCCGCAGCGGGTACTCGTACCCCGCGAAGTAGAGCTGGTGCCGCACCTGCGCGATGTTCTTGCGGTCCAGGTACTCCTCGCTGTCCACCTTCTCGATCACCGCGATCGTGAACCCGGACTGGTTGCCCAGGTCTCCGGGCTCCATCGCGTACCGCTTCTTGAACTGGTCCCATGCGGGCATGCTGGTCTCCTCGTGTGTGTCGCTCATCCAAAAAGACAGTTCCCATCGCGATTCACGATGCAGTGCGGGCTCAACCACACCCGCTCGCGGTGCCGGTTCTCGTTGCTGTCCCCGCCCTTGCGGTTGCCGTAGCCCCCGGTGCTCTTCCACTCGATCACGCGCCAGCCCCCGGGCCGGTCACTCACCAGCCGCTCGATCTCGGGGTACTCGCCCTCCAGCCCGCAGAGCGCGATCCGCACCAGCGGGTCGACGGCCCAGCGCAGGGCCCACGCCTGCACCTCATCGCACAGGGCGTTCACGTCCTGGTGCCGGTCATTGGCGTAGATGTGCTTGGTGCGGTTGGCGCTGCCGTCGGCCAGCGTCACGCGGTAGGGAGGATCGAGGAACACGCCCGTGGTGCCCAGGCGGCTCATAGTGCTGGGCGAGTCGCACACCCGGGCCCAGTGCCCGCAGCACACCCGCACCGAGCGCATCCGATCCGCCAGCCGCAGCATCCAGGCGGTCACCCACCGCCGGCGGCGGGCGCAGCTTCCATCGTCTTCACCCTCGCCGCTCGCGATGGCTTTCACGCCTTGCCCCTGCGGCGCGGTGAGGCGGGGCACCTGTTCCGTCACCGCCGGCGGACTCAGCGCCAGCCGCCCGGCAGGATCCATGTGGGGCATCTGCTCAGAGGGATTCGCGTGCACGCTCGAGCCCACGCCGTTGCCGCTGAGCTTGGCCCGCTTCTCCACCGGCACCGACACGCCCCGCGGCTTGTAGAGATCCACGTGCATGCTCTCCACCGTGCTCCACCGCCCGGCGGTCACCATTTGGCCCTCAAGATCCGGCCGCGTCTCGCTCCCGCTGTTGCGATGCGTCTCATCACACCATCCGCTGCCGATCCAGCAGCACGCACCCCAGCACCACCAGCCGGCGATCCGGGCGTCGTACGCCTCCGGGTCCTCGCGCACCGCCTGCAGCCGGGCGTGCGCCTCATCGCTTGTCACCAGCCAGCGGTGCCGAGAGTGCAGGTCCACCTCGTTCACCGGCCAGTCCGCGTGCGCCGCCACCGCCTCGGGGTCCCGCGCGACCGCCCGCCAGAAGTTCGTCACGAACGCGTTGCGGTCGTTGATCGTCTCCACCGCGCCGGGCCCACCCGGGCGCCGCAGCAGCACCGCGCTCGAGAAGCAGAACGGCTCCACGTAGTTCCGCACATCCGCGCCCAAAGCCTCCCACACCGCGTGCGCAATGCGCGATTTCCCGCCGAACACGGGGAAGGGGGCCTTGAGGCTTCCCCCGGTCGTAGCAGCCTGCTGCGGAGATGAAGGCGAAGTGCGGATTCCAAGCTCCAAAGTGCAAAGGTCTAAACCGAGCGGCCGCCTCTTCAGCGATCCGCCCGGCGAGGAGTCGATTAAGCTCGCCCGCGGCGGGCCGCGAAATCACGCAACCACTCGGCCTCGATCGCGGTCGCGGGGATCGTCCTGGCGTACTCGCCCTGGCCGAGCACCGCCAGGGGCGGCGTCTCGACGTCGCTGGCGTGCTCGATGAGAGAACCCGCCGCGGCGTCTCCGTTCGCCGCGGCCGGTCCAGGGGTGAACGGCCCATCCTGAGCCGCAGGGGATTCAGACTCTGCCCGCACCGGCGGCGCCGCGTGCGGGTCGATGACGTCCTCGGCGGCAGAGAGCTCCGCCCCGGCGATGCCGGTGTGCAGCTCGTTGGTGGCCGCCTCGAGGCTCCGCCGCGTGAGCACAGCAGGCTTCACGACGCCGGCGGCGATGAGCTCGCTGGGCACGGGCCGCCCGCAGGCGATGCAGCACGCGACGATGTTGCTCAATTCCTGGCTCATGCCCCACCTCCGCCGTTCGCAGACGCCCGGGCCGCCCGGCAGCTCGCCCGCTGGCTTTCCTGCACAGCCTGGGAGATTGAGCGTGCCTGGCGGAGCAGCCGCTCCAGCCCCTGCTGCATGCCCGCGAACCGGGCGTCCAGGCTGTTGCGGCGATCCATGGGCGCCGGTCTGGTCGCGTTCTTCTCGCGCCCCTGCCGCAGGTGCTCCGCCGCGGCCTCGATGTGGCTGACGATGACGGGCGTGCTCACGCTGCACCCCCCGCCTTCTCGGCGTCGGCGATCGCCGCGCGGGTCATCGCGATGCGGGCCCCGTGCGTGCGCTCGCGGATCGCCACCAGCGGGTCGCTGGGGTCGCTGTTCCGCTCGAGTTCGTCCGCGAACGCGGCCCAGGCCCTGCACGCCGCGAGCAGCTTCGCATTCACGGGCTCGGGCGTACGGGTCGGAGCGTTGATCGCTGCCTGGATGGCCGAGCGATTGGCTTCGATGTAACGCGAGAGCGCACGATGTGCGGCGGCGTTCGCGGCTTCCGCCGCATCGCTTTCCCGGATCGCTTGCCGGAGCCGGTCCCAGCTCCGCTCGTCCGCCGCCACTCCGGGAGTCGCACGCCGCGCAATCGAGTTTTGAATCGACCGCTCCAGCGCGTCTCGATACTCCAGCAGCAGAGACGCCAACGTGCGCAGCACGTCGACACCCGTCCGCGGCGGCTCCTTCTCCGGCCCGCCCGGTCCGCTCCACTCGTTTCTGTCACGCTGCGTGCCCGTCGCCATCCGCGCCGCCGTCGGCGGCGTCGACTCGGGCGTCCCGCCCATCTGATCCTGGTTCACGGCTGAGACTCCTCAGCCGCAGCAGCCGTGCTGCCGCCTCGAGCAGATCCGCCAACGCTGCCATCTCAGCGTCGGTTCCGTGATTATGAGGTGGAGAATGCCGATTCTCAGCCTCGTAATCTCGGCCTCGGGGGCGGCGGCTGGTGGCCGCTGCGGTGAGACCATCATCGGCAGGATTACGAGCCCGTGTCAAATCCGGGCCGGGATTATTCGAGTTATCCACACCTTGCCCACTTCCAGCAGGCCTCGGCGTCCCCTGACCTGGTGAGCCGGTCCGGCTGCCGTCAGGAGACCGGCTGGGAGCTGGCGGGGGCGGGTCAAGCTGGATGCGTGGGTCCTCGGGCCACAGTCGGGGAAGCGTTGCAAGTGCCGCGGCCTGCTCGCTCAGCGGCGGGTCGAAATAGCGGGCCTGCACGCTGCCGGTGTGGCGCTTGAGCAGGTCCACCATCTTCGCCTCGCACGTGATGCCCAGCGTGGTGCAGAACCACTTCGGGGCCGCGTGCGGGCTGAACTTCCGGCCCCGCCAGTCGTGGGCCTGGATGCCGGCCGCCGCGGCGTAGAGCTTGAACGTCTGGTCCTGCAGGCCCTCCGGAAAGACGCGGTCCTCGGGCCCCGCCGGCTCGCGTCCGTCCTCCCGCCGCGCGGCGTCCTCACGCGCGAGATGCAGGCGGAGCTGCTCGGCCAGCTCGGGATCGAGCGCGATCCACTGCTCCTTGCGGTTCTTGTTGATGTCCGCCGTCCAGTGCACGTGCGGCACCTCGTGGTCCAGCACCAGGTGCTTGCGCCGCCACTTCCCCGGCTCGCTCACGCGGGCCGCGGCCTTGAAGAGACACAGCAGCTGCAGCGTGGTGCCGCGGGCGACGCGGCGATCGATGACCTCGCGGGCGAGCGCTACCCGCAGCAGCGCCCTCGCCTCGTCGGTGGTCGCGGCCCGGGCGCCGGGCCCGCCCATCGCCTCGATGTTGCTCTCGGCGGCGAGCGGATCGGCCTCGAGCCGGCCGCTGCGGTGCAGGAACTTCGTGAGCGAGCGAAAGACGCAGAGGTTCCGGTTGTACGTGGTCGCCTGCCACACGCCGCTGTCCAGGTGGGCACTCAGCCACTCGATGATGCCGGCGTTGGTGAGCTGGGCACGGTGAGACCATCCGGCCTCCGCCGCGGCCTTCATGACCACTTCGCGGAATGTCACAAGCGTGCGGGCCCTCTTGCCCCGGCGGCGGAGCGTCTCGATCCAGGCATCGACCGCCTCGCGCAGATCCGTCGCGCTGGCGTCGATTCTCCCGGCGACTGGTGCGGTTGATCCCTCGGCACTTCCCTGCGCCGCCGGCGCTGCGGCGGTACTCATGCTCGCCAGCGGAGCAGGGCAGTCCGGAACCCGCAAGAGCAATGAGAGCAATACCGCGCCAGACGCTGGATCTCGGACCAGAAGCTCGAGTGAGGTTCGGGGGGGGAAAGAGGCATCCGGACCGGACGCCAGGCGGAGCAACGACATGGCCGCGGCCTCCGGGCGTCCTTGCCCCACCCCACAAGAGTGCAATGGTGTACCAGACTTTCACCGGGTGTCGCTAAGTAATTCAGCCCATCTCTGCTGCCGATTGTGTCAGCGTGACACACGAACGGATACCTACGGCCTGCACTGCGGATAGAGCCCGCTGATGGTGGACGGAATCGCCCTCGCCGTGACCAAAGAGATGCAGCGCACGGACTCGACGATCACGGACGTCGCGGCCGTCGCAGGTGTCGACCGCAGCTCGCTCGGACGCTGGCTCTCGGGCCAGCGGACCCTCCGGTCATCCAACGTCGCCAAGGTCCTCGCCGCGCTGCACCTCATGGTGGTCCACGAGCGGGAGC